AGGGCACCTGCAGTGAAACCAGCTCCAAAAGCCGGTAAAATTAACCCTGAAACGGCTAAAGAGAAGGTAATTGACTTAATAATGAACATTTTAGAAAAATAATATATGAGAAAGAAATTCAATGAACAAATAGATTATGGGGATAGGCCTGAAAGAATGGACCCAAACTTGGAACGAAAATTAGGTAGTCCTGAAAACCTTTATGCTAAAAATCCGGCATTGAAAGGTGGAGTTGAAGATGTTCAAAAATTGGTTAGTAAAAGATTTCAAAAAGTTGCTCAAAAATTAAGTCAAGTTACTGGTATTGAAGACCTTAGTTCAAAACAAGTCCAACAAATGATTTACTCAGAAATGATGAGAAAACTTCCTAATATTATGGGTATTGAAGGTAGACATAGAGACGAGTTGATTCAATTGGCGATAGACGCATCATTAGATGAAACCGAAACACCTGAAGAGTGGTATCAAATTGAAGCTACTTTAGGAATGCCCGACGCTGGTAATTTTAGATTTAAACCTGAAGATGAGGAAGAAGAGGATGAGGAAGAAGAGGACAAACAACCTGGTATACCTTCATTTGATATTGAAGACTTAACCGATGAAGAAATTTTAGAGTTAGAAAAACACAAAAGAAATATAATTAATGCTATTATTCAGGGGGCCGCAAAAAAAGGACATTACATTTTTCAAAAACCGGAAATTAAGTCAAGATTAGACGCGATTGACCCATCTTTATATCAAGATTATTTGGGTATAATGGCAATTAATGATTTCATGTATTTCAGTATGGAACAAATGATTGAAATGATGAGTCAAACAGGTCAAGGTGTTGCAGGTAAAGTTGAATTAGGTGATGCTGATGAGGATGAGGATGGTGAAGGGGGTGAGGACCAACCTGATACTAAAATTATTGCAACCGGACTTATATTCCCAATACTTTGTCATGAAATTATAAAAGGTTTAGAAGAAGCAAAAGGACGATACGGATATCCTAAAGACGAAAAATTGGCAAATAAAGTTTTAGGTCAAACAGACACTTTAAGTAACGAACCAATGCAATTAAGGATTGGGCCTGAAATAGTTGAGAGAATTAGATTTGCGTTACCAAATGAAATATTTGACTCAAGTAACAAAGGGTTGATAAATTGGTTCCATATTCTATTGTATCAAATAGAAGCTCAGGAATTTTTAGAGGTAATTGGTAATGCAATTTCTGACGATAAATCAAAAGTTAAACTAGCAACTAACAGATTTAAAGAAATTGTTAAAGAAGCTATGGTAATGAAACAAGAGTTTGAAGATTATAAAGAAGAACAAGGTGTTAATTCAGATAGTGATGGTAATGATGACGATGATGGTATGTTAGATGACTTTTTAAGTGACCTAGGAATACCTAGAGCACCAAGAAATTAATGTGTGAATAGAGAACAATTAATAATTGAAGTTACGAAGTGTATGAGGAATACTCCTTACGCACTTCGAACTTATTTACAAACTTACGATAATACCGTATCAAAATATGTCCCATTGGACTTATTTCCCGACCAAGTTAGTTTAATAGAAGATTATGATAGGTATAACGAGAATATTGCGTTAAAGTATCGTCAGGCAGGTGTATCTACGGTCACGGCCGCTTGGATATCTAAAAAGTTGGTTTTTGCAAAGAAAAACAAACCCGAGAAAATCCTAATTATTGCAAACAAATTAGATACGTCTGTCGAGATGGCTAATAAGGTAAGAGGATTTACTGAACAATGGCCGGCATGGGTCGGAGTCACCTTCTCAAAAGAAAAAAACGCACAAAGACACTTTAAACTTAGTAATGATTGTGAGGTAAAGGCCGTAGCGACATCAAAGGATGCTTTGAGAGGTTATACCCCAAGCATTCTTGTATTTGACGAGGCGGCGTTTATCGAAGCGGATTCAGATTTTTGGTCCGCGTGTATGGCGTCCCTATCTACCGGAGGTAAAGTTATTGTGGTATCCACTCCAAACGGATACGACCCGATTTATTACGAAATTTACGACCAATCATTAAGAAACATGAATGATTTCAAAATATCTGAAATGTTTTGGTATCGTGACCCAAGATATACCAAGGATTTATATATGGTTAAAACTAACGATTTAGTTCATTTCTTATTAAATCGTGAAGAATATTCTGATAAAGATATTATTGATTTATCTATGGGGAATCCGTATGAAAGAGTCCATTCGGTTGTAACTGATTACATATCACAAGGATATAAACCATGTTCTGCATGGTTTGAGGGTATGGTTAAAAAGTTGAAGTTTGACCGAAGAAAGGTTGCTCAAGAGTTAGAATGTAACTTCTTGGGTTCCGGTGATAACGTATTTGAGTCTGAATTAATTCAGGGTATTGCCAAAAACACATTGAGAGACCCACAAGCTAAACTTATGGGTGGTTCATTATGGATATTTGAAGAACCTGTGAATGGTCATAAGTATGTTATGGGTGTCGATGTATCAAGAGGAGATTCTGAAGATTTCTCGTGTATACAGATTATTGATTTTGACACCAGAGAACAAGTATTGGAATATGTTTCAAAAGTTCCGCCTGATGTGTTGGCGGAGATAGCCTATAAGTGGGGAACAATGTATAATGCCTATTGTGTGATTGATATCACCGGAGGTATGGGTGTTTCCACCGCAAGAAAACTCCAAGAATTAAGTTATCAAGGAGGGTTGTATGTTGATAATGTGGATACAACCAATAAGTGGAAATGGGACCCGAAAATAAACGATAAAATACCTGGTATTAACTTTAATGCAAAAAGGGTTCAGATTATCGCAGCGTTTGAAGAAGGTGTAAGACATGGATTCAAAGTATATTCGAATAGATTATACAATGAAATGAATACATTTATCTATGTAAATGGTAGACCCGACCATCAAAAAGGTCATCATGACGATTGTATTATGTCTGTATCCATGGCGTTATACGTTGCAGAAAAATCATTTCAGTCGTTGGAAAAAGTTACCAATCATACAAAGGCGATGTTAAATTCTTGGTCAACGGCAGTAAATGAAAATAAAAACTCATCAGACTTTTTTAACCCAATGGTCCCTCAAATGGGAAGAAATGGTAATTTAAGTAATAATGGTGAAGCAACAAGGGGTGATTATCAAAAATATGGTTGGTTATTTGGGGCTCGGTAACTATTTATATTATCAAAGTAATTAGTAAATTTAAATTATGAGTGAAAATAATCTTACGGTTTGGCAGAGGTTGTCCAAGACATTCGGGCCAAATTCTTTATTAAAACAAGACTATCCAACTTTTAAGTTTGATAAAAAAGAACTTTTAAGAACAACAAACAGAGATGAATTTGAGCGGGAAAAACTTCAATCCCAACAAACATATTATTTAACTAACCAATGGGCTAAAGTTGAAAATAATTTATATTCACAAGCAATATACTATGAACCATCGAGATTGTCAGCGCAATACGATTACGAAAGTATGGAATATACTCCGGAAATTTCGGCAGCATTAGACATATATTCTGAAGAATCTACAACAACAAATGAAGATGGATTTATTCTTCAAATTTTTTCAGAATCAAAAAGAATTAAATCTGTTTTAGCGGATTTATTTAACAATGCCCTTGATATTAACACCAATTTACCAATGTGGACAAGAAACACATGTAAATATGGTGATAACTTTGTTTACTTAAAATTAGACCCTGAAAAAGGTATTATTGGTTGTCAACAATTACCAACAATTGAAATTGAAAGACATGAGATTGGTGTTTCAGGTAGAATTTCACAAGATATTTCAAAAGAAAAAGATGAGGATAAAAAGGCTCTTCACTTTACTTGGAAAACTAGAAACATGGAGTTTCAATCATGGGAAGTCGCGCATTTTAGATTATTGGGTGATGACCGAAAACTTCCTTATGGTACTTCAATGTTGGAAAAGGCAAGACGTATTTGGAAACAATTGTTACTTTGTGAAGACGCAATGTTGATTTACAGAACATCAAGAGCTCCTGAAAGAAAATTGTTTAAAGTATTTGTTGGGAACATGAACGATGACGATGTCGAAGCATATGTTAATCGTGTTGCAAACAAATTTAAAAGAGAACAAGTCGTAGATTCAAAGACAGGTAATGTCGATATGAGATTCAACCAAATGGCTGTTGACCAAGATTATTTTATTCCTGTTCGTGACCCTGCGGCACCAGACCCAATCTCAACATTACCGGGAGCAACAAACCTATCAGAAATCGCCGATATTGAATATATTCAAAAGAAACTATTAACAGCGCTTCGTGTTCCTAAAGCATTTTTAGGGTTTGAAGAAGTTGTTGGAGATGGTAAGAATCTATCATTACAAGATATTCGTTTCGCGAGGACAATTAATCGAATTCAAAAAAGTATGATTGCAGAATTGAATAAAATTGCAATTATCCATTTATTTTTGTTAGGGTTTGAAGATGAATTACAAAATTTTACTTTAGGGTTATCAAATCCATCAACACAAGCAGATTTATTAAAAATTGATGTTTGGAAGGAAAAAGTTTTATTGTATAAAGACTTAGTTAGTGACCCAGGAAATGGAATTCAACCGACATCATCTACTTGGGCTAAAAAACATATCTTTGGATGGTCTGATGAAGAGATTAGATTGGATTTACAACAACAAAGAATTGAACGAGCGGTGGGTGAAGAACTTAAAGCAACTCCTACAGTCATTTCAAGAACAGGGATATTTGATAATATCGATAAGTTATATGGAAATGTAGGAAAACCTGCAGCACCCGGAGCAACACCACCTGAAGGAGGAGAACCATCATTAGGTGGTGACATGGGAGGTGAAGTATCTTTACCACCAGAGGGAGGTGAAGTGACACCACCACCACCACCTGCCGGAGGAGAAGTGACACCAGAGTCGAAAAATAAAAACATGAATTTATTAGTTGAAACTAATCTTTTAGAAGGTTCTAAAATCCTTGATTTAGGTCAAGGTCAAGATTCTTTAGGAGAAATTTCAAAAGAATTGGATAAGTTATTAAATTCATAATATTTATATTCTAAATGTACTATAATGACTTTCGGACAAATTAAAACTTTAGTAGAACAAAATCTAATTGAATCCTACAAAAATGAGAAGGAATTCAAAAAATCTATAAAAGAATTCAAACATAATGTTTTAAATAATAAACATATGGCAAAATTGTATTCATTATACGACCAATTGAGTTCACCTCAAGGGTTAAATGAATCTGATGCAAAAGATTTCTTAGAAGAAGGCGTTACATTAATCCAAACTATATTACCAAATATTAAATTACCAAAAACTTTATCAGAAAATATTGAAAACAAATATTCTGATATCGATTCTTTAGTTTACACGAATAAATTAAATTTATTGGAAAGAGTAAATTCAAAAAAGAATATTATTAATACATTGGTTGGTGAAAATAAAACAATTAAAGAGTCGATTAATATTCCATTAAAATCAATGGTGAGTATTGCAAATCAAACATTGCAAAAATATATTGAAACATTAGACGAATCAGCCAAAAAAGAGTTCATTAAATTAATTTCTGAAGATACAAAAACTCTTGAAGATAAGTTCGAAACTATTAAAGAAAGTGCTATTAATAAACTTAATAGCATGTTAGAAAAAGAACAAGAGTTTGAATTAAAAACAAAATTATCAGAAACTATTAACAAATTAAAAACAGAAAAATTCGACCAATTGAATTTTATTAAGTTAAAAAATTTGGAAGAATCAATCTAAAGAATTTCTAAATTTTTGAGTATAAGATGCTTTTTGTATCTGAATTCTCCTTTTAACGGATTTTTTAATAAATTCTTTTTTACTTAAAAGAATTTTATTTTGATGAGTTTTATTAACTTTATATTTGAAAACCTTTAAAGCTTTTTCAATTCCATCATTTGCAACTTTTACTAGTACCATATATTACAAATATTTCGATTATTTGAAAAATCTTTGACAATCATCATTTTTTTTACTATTTTTTTAAAAAAATAAACATGTGCAAGAAAAATGATGAATGAAAAAAGGTAAATGTGTGAAATTGAACTTATTTAACCCAATAAAATCGGTTTATGGTACCGTAGATTCTACAAATCTAAAATCAATTTATATTAATATTCAATCTTGGGTGTCACCAAAATCAAATCAACTTAATTGGCCCCGAATTGTTAGTAATTTAAGTAAAGAAATTAAAAACTCTGTATTCAATTCTATTGATAAAAATCTATTTAAAGAATATAATATTGTTGATTTGGATTTGAGAAGTAGTGGATTGTTTGAGGGTAAAAAATCATTTTTAAATTTGGAAGTTAATATATATCCTAATAAAGAAATTGATTTTAAATCTCCCGAATTAAAAGAATCTGTTAAAGAAATAATTAAGAGCATTGTTAAAGATAATGTAGCCGAAAACGAATTCTTTACCTTTTCTATATCAAAAATTAAATAAAGATAGTATATCGATATATTTATCTTAAAAACTATTAATGAAACAATTAAGAATTTTAGAAGCAAATGAAATCGGCCATGGCATTTTAATTGAAACGGATGCAGGTTGGGTGTCACCAAAAGATATACGTAATGCGGATATGTTAAAAGAGGCTGCTAATTTGGATTATAGAAATCCGTTTGAATTTTATGCGGTATTACAAAAATATGACACCGCAAATAGAAATGGTAGATTTTATCCTGAAAGGATATTGAAAAGAGAAGCGGATAATTACAAAAAGGCAATTGCCAAGGGATTATCTACTTCAGAACTTAATCACCCTGAGTCATCATTAATTGATTTAGACCGAGTATCTCATATCATTACCGATATTTGGTGGGATAAAAATATTCTAATGGGTAAACTTAAACTGTTAACATCACCAGGATTTCACGAAAGAGGTATCGTATCTACTAAAGGAGACCAAGCAGCCAACTTAATGAGACAGGGTGTAACCATGGGAGTTTCTTCAAGAGGGGTAGGTTCTTTGAAAAAGGTTGGAGAAAGAAATGAAGTTCAAGATGATTTTGAATTAATTTGTTTTGACTTAGTATCATCTCCATCAACACCGGGAGCGTATTTGTTCACTAAACCTGAAGATAGAGAAAAATACGAAGAAAATTTAGAGGAAGAAAAAAAATATAAATCACCTGAAAATTCAGAATTTCAATCAAAAGGGGTTGACTTAATGAGAAAATTAACCGATTATTTGGGAAAATAAATTTAAAATATGGAAGAAAAATTTTTTGTAGCAAAAGTTCAGTATGATTTACCAGATGAGAATAGTGGTAAAATTAAAAAAATCAGAGAGGAAAAACTTGTAAAGGGC